TCAATCATCTGATCGACTAATGGCGTAGGAGTAGGGAAAAAGCCTTCAATCTTCTTACCAACTAAATCACGCTCAAGCTTTTTAACTGGGTCCTCTTGTCGCTTAGCTACTCGAAGAGAATCAAGCTCACGAATAGCGGCGCGTAGCTGCTCACCAGTAGAGATCCCCAACTTGCCTAATCGGTTTAACGTTGCGACCTGATCCGGTAGCCAGCTAAGCGAATAAGCCTCAAGCAATCCGGCTTTACTTGCCGCCATGATCTTGTCAGCTTGCTCTTTAGTAAGCTTACGAAGTGAATCACGCTTGCCTTTTGGCAACTTGCGAAGCTCAGCAGACAGGCGAGCATAGCCGCGCTTACCTTTTAAGGAATCAGCCACACGTTCAATAACGCCGCTATCAAGCTCGATACCTGGGAAATCAACGCGGTTAATGTAGTCTTCAACCGTTACGCCTTCTTTTAGTGGTCGGCTAATTGAATACCCATCAAACGAACCTTGCTCATACAAATCATTAGGGATTGCACGCTTCTGAATGGTGATCAACTCTTCAAGCTGTGTAACCTGGCTCATTTTCCCAAGGTGTTTAAGCTCTCCTTCCTGAAGCTTAACGGCGATATTGCGAACCGTCTTAGCTAAAGCAAGTTGCTTCTCGGCTCTCTCAGTGGCGTTAGCAGCCATTGAAGCGCGTCTTGCTGTGTTTGTCTGTCTTGGTCGGTTAATCTCTTCTGTGGCCTTGGCTTCCATCTTTTCAGCCATGTTTAGAAGCTTGTCAGCGTTCTTTGACTGCTTAACTTCAGCTTTAGCTTCTGCAAAGTCGCTTTTATCCACATCTTTTCCAGATAGCAACTGTTCAAACTGATCAGCTGCTTCAACCGTTTTAAATTGAAAGCCTGGTATCGCTTCACCTTTTGAGTAAGAAGAGTAATAACCGCCTAACTGTTTAGCCTTACCGCTTAGTTCTCTGAATTGCTCCTTAGGTACACGACCAACCATTTTGACCACAAACAGATCCGCACCTGTTTTAGTGTGCTTGGTTTGCGCTCGCTCAGTGGTTACAGCTTCAGTTTCAGCCTTGACAATTTCAGGCTTAACTTCTGCCATTGATTCAGCAACAAGCTCGTCATAAGTGGCCAACTGTTCAGGGCTCATTTTGTCTTTGCCGCGAACACGGATGAACTCTTTAAACTCTGGCAAGGTTTCAGGGTTGGTTAGTGACTTAACAAATTCATCTTTTCGCTGCTTCACTTGAGCGCGGTATTCACGTTGTTTCTCGTAAGCTGCGTCAACATCGGCTTGAGTCTGCTTGTTAATTTTCTCCATCATTTGTTGTTCGTAGGTTTTAGAACCGCCGAAGATGGTAAACGTAGCATCACCCATAACGTGAGCCGCGAGCATTGACTCATACGCTTGCTTCACCATTTGAGGCTTTTTAAGATCAGAACGTGGCGAGTGAGTTATTTCCTGAAGCATTGCCTTGGTGAACTTGCGATCACTCATCTTGGCAATGATAGCGTCTTTATTTTTAACCAGGCTTTCAGCATCGGCTTTAATTTCTGCAGCAGTAGCGGTTTGATTGGCTACCGATTCCATGAAAGAGCGATAAGCTTGCGCTGGATCAGTGGTGTAGTTTGGCTTTGCATCTTCAGACTTCTGAGCTTCAGGCTTAGCTTCTGCCTTGCTAAGGTTGTCTTTAATGAACTCAGTAAAATCAAACTTCTTACCTATCTCGGCATCCTTACTAAGTCCTTTCGCCTTTCTATAGGCTGCTGCCTGTTTAGATATAAACGCCATGTAATCAGCGTTAGTAGGATCTACACCTTCAGGTAGAGTAGAAATGAACGCCTTATATCTTGGGTTCATCTTGGTTTTAGCGCCTGCTAGCTTTTCAAAAACGTCATCTAGCTTTTGCTTTGCTTGGGCCGTTTCTTCTGCCGTCAAAGAGCCTACCGTTTCAGCCTCATTAACTGAAGGTTGCGCCGCTGGCTCTGGTGTTGGTGCTTTAGCTTCTTCCGTGATCGCTGGCTTCTCATCAGTTACCGCCTTTTCAGGTTGAGCTTTAAGCTCTTGGGTTAACTTAGGGTTAGTGTGCCAGTTTTGCCAATCACGCTTTTGCTCTTTCAGTTCAGCAATACGGGCCTTGATAGCTTCTGGGTTTTTAACGTCAACACCTTCTTTAGCGGCTAACTCTGGTCGCTTAGCTGCGCCTTGTACCGCCGACAAAGTTTTTTGAATTTCGTTTTGCTTTTTAACCGCGGCTTTCGCCAGGTTTTCAGCTTCGACCATAGCAGAATCATCAAACCCAAACAGATCGCCGCTTTGTTGCGCGGTTTCATCAGTCATGGTTTTAACGGCTTTCACCATGTTTTCAGCAACGGCAATAGACTTACCATCCTGAATGGCCTTGATACCAACAGCCTGAAGCTTTTCATTGCGTGGTGCCGCTTCAGCTATTCGAGTTGCGGCCTCATCAGTTAGCTGATCGTTTCTGTGGCTGGTAATGAGCGCATCACTTCCTTCAGTTGCGATTGTGAAAGCCCGTTTGCCCGTCTGCCTTGCCAGTATTCCTTGTGACTCTGCTTCCGCTTTTCTAGGTTTTGTTGCTTTGATGAAATCGACATAATCTTTTACCTTACCTTGACCTTCACGAATATTAAGCATGGCATCAAGCACAGCCGCCTGATCTGCTCCGAAACCTTCAGACTCATAATGATATTGAGCCGGGATTGTTTTTTCTCCACTACGTTCAGCTAAGTCTAAACGGTGGCGACCGCTGATCACTTCTTTGCGACCATCTTCACGGACCCAAATTTGAATAGGAGCAACGCCAGTTCTTTCAAACTTGCCGCCTAATGGTTCAACAACACCCTTAACGTCGGCGCCCTCTTTGAATTGAGGCACATCTTCACTAATGGTTATTTCTTCAATAGGCGCTTCAACAACTTCCTTACCAACTACACGCTGTTTAACTGGCTTCTCATCTGGCAGTTCAAGCGCAACAGGCTCTTGCTCAGTAGTTTTAGCCTTGTCAATTTCAAACTCTTGCTTAACAACTGGCTTGATTGGCTCTGGTTTTATTTGCGGCTCTTTTGGTTTAAGCTCTTGTTTTTGCTGTATTTTCTGCTCTTGCTGCAATTGCGCTTTATCAGGTGACAGAGCCTCGATAGCGGATTGCTCAGTCTCAGGAAGTGAAGCATCAAACTCGTTTTCAATCTGTGTTTCGATAAGCTTTTCTTGATCACGCTTGTTAAACCCTTCGGCCATCTTACCAGTAGCAAGCGACATAGTAGAACCAGCACCAGCGCCGATAATCGCGCCGTCAATCATTCGATCTAACGCTTCGGACAGTGTCATATCAGGCTTAATGTAACCCTTATCAATGCCAGCTTGTAACGCTTGGGTTACGGCCTCTTGACCGCCTTCAGTAACGCCAGCTCGCGCCAAATCGGTTAATACTTTCCCGGTAGGCTTTAGCAGTGTCATAACTGGAATGGCTGAAGGAATAGCTTCAGCAGCAGCAATAAGAGTTGAATATTTGTCAGCTTGTTGTGGAGTCAAACCTTCAAGTCGCCCAGACTCATAAGCACCACCTTTTGATTGGGCCAGCATTAAGCCAAGACCAATGTCAGGACGGCGACCAGCAATAGAAACACCCAAAGCCGGAAGCATATTAATAACAGAACCAGTGATCGCCTCTGAGTAGTAACCTAGCGAGCCCTTTTCAAACTCACTCGGTTTCATTTCTGCTCTGGTTTCTTGGCTGATCTCTTTACCCTTATCAGCCAGCCAGGTTGAAAGCGGTTTGTTTGCTCTGGCGAAATTGACATATTTATCATAGTCACCCTTAAACATTTGCATACCAAGAGAGTCTTTCTCTTGCTCAAACTGTTCTGGAGTCATTACTTCGCCTTGCTGAAGCATACCAGAGACTTGAAGCTTAGCTTGAGGAAGCGCGCCCTCAAAACCTGAAACAATGCCGCCTCCAATTTCAGAAAGCTTTTCACCAATAAGTTCAAGCATTGGCTTAGGTGCTTTTTGCGCTGCACCAGTAAAGCCGTCAATACCTTGCTGTTTTGGTTGTGGCTGTAGATTTGAGGTGATAAACCCAGAACCACCAACAGGTTGCGTTAATGGCTCTTGCTCTTGAATTGGGTCGGTTGCTACTGGTTCAATAGGTGTAGGTTGAAACCCTATCTTTTGATTGAATTGCTCAACGGGGATATCTGAATAGAATTTATTATGAAGCGCAGTTACCAACTGGTCATCTGGCATGTCGTCATAAGCAGGGTTTTCGGCCCTGAATTTTGCAATGAACTCGCTCACGGCGGCTCTCCTGTGTTAAAGCCCTAGTTAAAGGGCTTGTTATCAGCGTAGACCTAAAGGATCGTTATTATCAACCATACCACCAGCATCAGGCACTTCAAGACCAAACTTCTTAGCTGCCTGCTTAACGGCTTCTGTTCGAGTAACACCACCGCTACGGAAAATCTTAGTTGCCTCGGTAGCAATTCCTTGAACTTTATTTCTAACAGTAGGGTCAAGATTGGTAATGTTTCCAGCCTGATCGAATAAACCACCAAGCAATTCAACTGACTGGCGATACATCAAGCTTTCATCAGCCGACTTAACACCTCCACCGTCAGAGCTAGAGCTTGAGTCCTTAACCGGGCGAGTTTTGCGCTCAATCTCTCGACCACCTTTATAAACAACATCTTCACCACCTACTTGAATAGCTTTAGGGTTTTCAAGTAGCTTGTCCATTGCCATGGCTTTAGATAGTGACAGCTCCATGAATTGCGGATCGTATTGCTCCGGTAGCTTTGATTGAACTTCAGGAGAAACGCCCTGGTACATTATCTGGTAACGGCGAGCTTGTTCTTCAGGTGTTTTGCCTTGAAGTACATATCCGGCAAGTTGGCCCATTTCATCAACTGATCGCTGAGTAGCTTTTATTTGCTGCTCATCCATTTTGACAATAGCGCCTATAAACTTAGAGCCACCTTCAGGATCTAAAGCTAGAAGCTGTTGCTGCGCGCCAACATCACCACCAACCGCTTTTTGACGCAATCCAGCGAGCATATTCTTACGCTCAGCTTCCTCCTTTTCTTTCGCTGGACGTTCCGCAATTTCTCGCTCAGTCTCTTGTAATTGAAGTTGTGACAATCTGTTTTGAGTGCGAGCACCTTTAACCGCTTCTGCTGTTCTGTAAATGCTACCAAGATCTATCCCGTATTGATTAGCTGCCATTATGCTGCTCCTAAGTTCTTATACAGCAGCCAGTTTTGAGCCGCTTGGTTAACGGCCTGAGCCGTGCCTTGATAAGCGCCAGCACGGGCAGAGCCAATGTTTTGTTGTGTCACGTTTTGGCTTCGTCCAAGGTTAGCAAGAATATTCCCCTCGCTTTGAGCAAGCTGGCCCGTTGCTTGAGCCTGACCAGCAGCAGAAGCCTGACCGCCTGAAGACAAGTTTGAGAGCATGTTGTAACGCCGTGCCTTCTCATTGGCTTCACGGGCATAGGCGTTAGCATATTCTTGACTTGCAACACCCTGAGCATAATCAGTAAGCCCTTTTTGCTGAGCTCCACTTAACAAGCGACCACGGGCAGCGGCAGACTTATCAAGCGCCTCAATGCCCTGATCCATACGGAATTGATAGCCGGGGTCTTTGGTTACATCAATTTCACCAACCTCAAACGCACCAGACTGAACACCAGACCAAAGCTGATCAAGTGCTTTTTGACCAACATCTCGCCAAGGAGCAAAATCCTCTCTTTGCTGTTCAGCAAGCTCACGCTGAAGCTCTCGGTTTTCTGCTGCAATACGTTCTTCAGCAGCCATACCAGCCTTGGCAGATTTTTCTTGTGACTTTGATGCCATGTATGATGAACCTGCACCAACAACAGCAGATCCAATAACAGCCGCCGCAACTACTGACATGATTCCCCCTTAGAGCTATCAGCCAAAGCTTGAGCATGTTCAGTTAAAACCTGCTCATCATGCTCAATCTGCTTCATTGCCTGCTCAAGTAGATAGTTAAATTCTTCCAGCTCTTCAAAGGAGCCGCACGTTAGAAACTCATACATTTCTTCTGGATTGCGCTCTTCGGCACAGTGGAATGTGATCCAATGGGTGTCTTCGTGGGCGTATCCGGCTCGCTTCTTCCCGGCTTTGCCTTCCATGATGTTTAACCCGGTCAGGCGCTTCACCTCCCCTGTATCAGTTGAAACCGAAATGTCACCACTAAGCATAATATCAAAGTGGTCAAACTTATGGATTCGACCAGTAAGCAGAGTGCCTTTAGGGATAGTAATCTCACGCGCATAAATGCCGCCGTTGAATCGGTGGCTCACATCAATAGGAACCTGATCTTCTTGAAGCATTGCAGACTCAAGCATATTGAGCTTATCCCGGCGCTCTTGAATATCAATTGAAGATACAGCGGCCACGATTGCCAGTGAGCGTGATTCTTCCAGTTTTGTATTAGTCTCTTTCATATTTTCTCTCTATAGAACGATTGCGTTAGCTGGTGGTAGCTGGCCATTACCAAGATCGGTAAGAACAGTGCAAAACACCAGATCACCAGCCTGAACAGGGTCATAGGGAACCAGTTCAATTTTATTACCAGCACCCTGAACCAATTCAAAAACCTCGATAGTAAAGCCGCCTGAGCCAGTGGCGGTAAAATCAATGTGGAAAGCTTCAGTTGTTATTGTATTGGTGAACGAATAACTTACAAACGGGTTTGCCTTGTCGAATACGTTCACTCCATAAAAAGCATCTTGGCTTACAGTGCCCTCATAAACTCCAACAGCCGTGCGGTTAAGAGTTGCCACATTAAAGCTATATGGCATTGTCGCCGCCCCGTTGGTGCTTCTGCCTTCAAATGCAAAGTGAACAGCCTTGACTGGCGTAAGCTCAAGATATAGCTCAACATCAACACTATTTCTCAAGCTTTTCTCAATCCAGTTGTCAGGGTTGAAAGGGCCAGCAGGATCAGGAGCGTCAACCTGAGCAATGTAATAACGCTGAGGATTAGAGGCAGGGTAAACAACCTCATCACCAGTAACGTAACTAACGCCAGATTCTTGATATGCTGGCGGCCTAACATCACCATAAGCGCGGTGCTCAAGGTTTAAAATGTCCTGAGCATTGGCGGCAATATCAATAATATTTTGAGCAATGGCGGCAGCGTTGGCCGCTATGTCATCGGCATTCTCAGCGATAGCCAGTGTGTTTTGAATAATGGCTTCGGTGTTTGCAGCTATGTCAGCAGCATTCTGAGCAATGTCTTCAGCGTTCTTTTCAATGGCCGCTTTGTTTGCTGCTATATCTTCGATGTTTTTAAGAACCTGCTCAATAACCTCATCAAGGGTCTCAAGGTTGTTGTCAATTGAGTTGCCGCCTTTGTATGAAGTGCGGATATAGAGGTCGCGGAACCAGATAGCCCAAGCGCGTGAAGCCCGGCCAGTATTATCAAGCAATGGGGTTGTTAGCGGTGGCTGAGAAACAAGGTTCTTCGGATCTTTCTTAGGTTCATTGATAGCCATTAGCGCACCTCAATGAACGCGCCACCAACATCAATAGGAACGGGGTCGGAAACCCTTACCCTGAAGATGAACTGACGGGCCACGCCTAAGCGATTCCACTTAACACGGGTTAGATACTCACCCATGCGACCAATGCGAGCAAACTTAGTTTTGCTCCATGTTTTACCGCCATCCTTTGAAAACTCAAGACGCGCTTGCGGATCTTGGCCCTGCCCAAGGTTGATACCAACACCTGAAGTCATATCAAGCTCAAGACTGTCAACAGTAAGAAACTCACGCCCATTGTTTACAGTGGGAAGAACAAACTCACGAACAACAGGCTCGCCGTCATCCGTGTAAAAATTATTAGCCATTTCATAGATGCGGCCACTTTGGAAGTCGCCTACCAATGTTTTTGAATCAAAGAAGATGGCATTGTTAGATTGGTGACGGCCAAACTGGTAGCTCTGGCGAACATGCCAAGCCCCTGTTGAAATATCATAGCACCAAGTTAGATCGCGCTCAGGGATGGTTAGCACATAGAATAAGTGGCCCTCATCCTGATAGGTATAAGCAAAAGAATCAGAAACACCAACGCCTTTCAGCGTTTTTTCTACTGCGTGATTGCTAATTCTTACAGGCGTGTAACCAGTCATCTGATAAACCATCAGGTCTGAACCAAGAAAATAAACAGTGTTATTTTGTTTTGCCACTGAATAAGGAGCAGCGCAACCCTTCTCAATAAATGCGCCTTGGTTTCTTTCAAATGGAAAATCAGCAGCGCCAGAGTTGTACCAAACCTCAATGGTATCCTGACCAAACATGAATACTTCGCGATGATCACTAAGCACTGCTATAAGTGGGTCTGGCTGGCCTTCTGCGGTTGCAAAATCAAGCGGGTCAAAGGCAACATCAAGCAGTTCTGAAATAAAGAACTGACCAGTGCCTCTCCTATCAAAGATAAAATATCCATCCTGATATGTAACCGTTGACGCAGGATAAAAGCCTTCAGCGGTAATTTGCTTCACCTCGTCACTGCTTATGTCGTAGTAAAAGCCTTTATTGCCGTCAACGACAACAACTTGATTGCCGTTATCCTCCATAACAGCACGGCCCTTTATATCAACATCACCAAGCTCTTTGTGCCTTCCGTCAGAAAAGATTTCATAAAACTTAGTTTTAGTTACAGCAAAAGCTCTGCGCCCGTTTTGGTGCAAAGCCATTACAGGAAAGGTTGGAAGATCACAAAAGAAAGCAAGCCCCGGTGTGTTAATCAGGTTAAACGGGTATTTGCCGCCAGTTGTAGCCCTTGGGTACACGTTAACAAGCAGCTCATTACCTGAAATATCCTGCTCTGAAGTGTTGGCTGCTAATGGGATCTCTCTTTGCATTATGGCCCCTGCTCAATTATGTAAGTACCAATGCCCTTGCGCTGAGTGGCAACAGCTCGATCCATACCCATAACAAGGTCTCGGTAATTATTGCGTTTGAGCCACTTCTTACCCTCAACGGCATTAACCGCAACAATGTTGCTTACTTGCTTACCCCACTCATCAGCCAGATCAAGACATAGGTTATAGATAAGAGCTCGCTCATAGCCCGGTGGCAAGTTTACCGGGTCAGTCAGGCAAGCAGTTGAAAGGTACTGACTCAAAGGCTGAACCACTTCCAAGTGAAGCGTTTCATCTTGGTATGGAACCGACTCAAACAGGATGGTGTTTAACGGCCACCCTTTACGCACATAAAAGCGCGAAGGTCTTGATGTGTTGGTTTTCCGGCTAATGCGCGAATAGGTTTCTACATCAATGATCTCTTGAATGTAGTCAGTGTCGTAACGGTCACGAATGAAAGCGGAAAGAATACGCTCAGGCCGTGCCGTTTCAATGTGGTTGTCAGGAAGCGGATCGGGAACAGGTTCAGGGTAAACACCGATAGTGTATTCAGGTTGCCCCTCAACAAGAACCTTGGTGACAACGCTCACCACTGGAATAAGCAAGGTTTCATTAGTCCAAGAATCGACTAGCTGTGCGAACACCTTTAAGGCATCGTCACCTTCATTGGCTGGCAGGGGTTCACCAGCCGCAAGAACGCCAATCTTCCGCATTGCACTGCGAATTAGATCCCCTACCGTATTTGCCATATCAAGCCGCCTCGTTCATAGCGGCGTTGATCTTCTCAATCAGTGTCGCTTCCTTCATGTTTGAACGAAGGCCAAGCTTAAACCCGTTGTTACCAAGGGCAACCAGCTCATCTTTGTTCAGTGATTCAGGGTCTTCGTTAAATCGATCCTGAAGCTCATTGAGTGCTTCTGCATCTTCGGCAGACTGTTTGAGTCCACGGCGTTCAGCTTCAGCAATAAGCTCTTCATCAGAGAAGGTTTCAATGCCAGCAGGTGAAGCGCCAGCAGCAGCCTTGTTAATCTCTGCCGTCAGTTCAAGCTCAGTCATTACCTTGAAGCCCATAGACTTAACCAAGCCAACCAAGTCATCAGGGCGAGCACGGTCAATCTGGTCTTGGGTTAGCTTCGGCGTTTTGTCTTCTTCAGGAAGATCCAGTTTGGCCGGGCTATCAACCCAACCTTGCTCAGATAATGCTTCGACTTGGTGATCATCAAACATTTCACCTTTCGGGCATTCGGCGTGAAATAGAAATACTTTTGCCATTGTCATTTACTCACTTTGATTAAAGGAAGAAAGGCCCATCCTTGGGCCTTAACTCGTTGCTTACTGAGCAGCGCCCCACATACGAAGAGCAAGCTCGCCGTAAATAAGGTCAGTACCGTACACCGCATCAATACGGTGAATCTCGGTCTGCTCGTTAATGTCGTAAGCGCCAGTCAGGGTGAGTGACAGGCCAGTTTCAGGATCGGCAGCGCGAGACTTGATAACTGCTGACTGAGGAAGTTCCAGATCAATCATTGCCAGTGCAATCGCGTCACGGTGGAACAAGTAGTTCTGCTCGTAAGTTGAGTTAGCTGCACCAGCTACGGTGATCGGAGCGTTATCAGCAGGCAGGTT